TTACCGCTCTGCAGAAAAACATTAGAAATCTTGCAAACGAATTCTTGATGAATTTCGATACCAAGGTTTTTGGAAAGGAAATTCAGCCTCGTCACTTTTCTTACGGTGCGAAGAATAAGTCTGCAGGAGCTGGTGCAATGATGGAAAAAAGTATTGGAAATGATATGAATACACTCTCAGAAAGTCTAAGCAAAATGTTCGGTACTGCAAGAACTTCTCAGCAGACACTCGAGAACGTAAGAATCCTTGTTAAACACAAGACTCCAATCGACGAAAATATTCGTGGATCTAGAACACGCCAGATCAGTGCAATCTTCCTAGAGTGCAATGGCGAGCGTTTCCGTTTCCCACACAATTACCTACCCGGCGCTCGAGCTATGGCACAACATATGGCGCACGGTGGTCTAATGACCGATAAGGTAGGCGGCTATATTACAGAAAGCACTGGCCAACTTTTGAAGCTCCAGTCTTTCAACCGCTATGTGACAACCAACAAACTCATTAATGAAGATAGTTCCGGCATTGTCGAAACTATTAAAGAGAACATCGAAACTCTACGTACAGAGATTAGAAAGTTGCAAGGTTCGAAGACTTACGAAACTGTGAAGGCTCGTATCGAAACTTTTGAACGTGAACAGCTATCTGAAGATGATACTTCTAATTTGAAGGAACTTTTTACCATTCGTCGTTTCGATGAAAAGTTTGAAGAAGTTCTTCCTATCGTAAAACAGCTCGTTCAAGAGAAAGATACCTACCTCAAGCGTATTGAAGAATCTGCCGCAAATCCAATATTGGTCCGTCGTGAATCGATAAATATTACACCAATGTTTGAATTCGCAAGCGAAAATGCTCGTCTAGGATTCAAAATTAATGAATTGGCATTGCGCATCGTTGAAAATGATGAACTTGCTGGCTTCGTTAACAAGGTTGGAACCAAGCTTTGCAAGGAAGGCATCGTCAACGACTTTGAAAAGGCCGTTCTCGTCCAAGTTCTTGAGAATCTTCAAATTATTGAAGAAACAAAGTCTGCGCCAAAAGAAATTCGTGAGTGTACTGACCTGAGTACATTCTTCGATCGTTTTGATTTTAACTTCCTATAAGAAGTTCTTGACAAACGAAAAAGGGTATCATACAATAGACACTGTTGATACCCAATCAGGAAAGCATGCGAAAGGGAGTAATGTGACCCTAGTAGATGTGTGTCTCGATAAACAAGCATTCTTATAAAAACGAAAGCATAGGAAAAATAAAATCATGTCAAAAACTCTAGAAGAAATCCGCAAGAAACTCCAAGCCTTAGAAGTCCGCAAGGGACCAGCCGGCTCCGGCAACAAGGATAAGACTGTGTATCCACAGTGGAATATCCCAGAAGGCACCTCCGCAATCCTCCGCTTCCTTCCTGATGCAAACCCAGATAACACTTTCTTCTGGGCAGAAAAGCAAATGATCAAGCTCACCTTCCCTGGTATTAAGGGACACGATGAGAATAAAGAAGTCGAAGTCCAAGTTCCATGTATCGAAATGTGGGATGGCAAGAACACTTGCCCAATCCTTAACGAAGTACGTCCATGGTGGAAAGATGATTCGTTGAAGACCATTGCGAGCAAGTATTGGGTGAAGCGCACCTATTACATGCAGGGTTTCGTTAAGCAGGATCCTTCCAACGAAACAGATACTCCTGAAAACCCAATTCGCAAGTTCATCATCACCCCACAGATCTATACGATCATCAAGGCTGCATTGATGGATCCGGAATTGACCTACAGCCCAGTGGATTACACTAACGGTCTCGACTTCATTGTCGCTAAGACCAGCAAGGGCGGATTTGCTGATTACAGCACATCGAAGTGGGCACGTAAGGAATCTAGTCTTACTGAAGAAATGATGGATGCAATTAACCAATATGGTTTGGTTGATTTATCTACATATCTGCCTAAGAAGCCAACCCCTGAACAACTCGCAGGTATGTTCGAGATGTTCCAAGCATCGCTAGACGGTGAATTGTATGATCCAGCTCGCTGGGCACAATTCTACAAGCCATACGGACTCGATTCGAATACCGGTGGTAGCGATACTCCAGCTCGTGCACCAGCACCAGCGATGAAGCCAGCAACACCGGCGCCTGTGAAGGCTGCACCGGTTGCCCCAGTAGCTGAAGAAGCTGCACCATGGGACGGCGAAGATGAACCAGCGTCTGTAGAAGTCAAGGAAGAGGCAACTGCCACAACTGGCAAGTCACCGCAAGAAATCTTGGCGATGCTCAGAAATCGCAATAAGTAAGAAAATAAGAAACTAAAAATAGGGTAGCTCGAAGCTACCCTAATTAACTTTAGGGGAAACCTATGACCAGACCTTTTGACATTGCGAAATTTCGCAAGAGTATCACTAAGAACATTACAGGTATTTCGACAGGATTCAACGATCCTGATACCTGGGTGAGCACCGGATCATATGGCTTGAACTTTCTTATCAGTGGCGATTTCTATCGTGGCGTACCTATGGGTAAGGTTACGGTTTTCGCAGGTGAATCTGGATCGGGCAAATCATATATTGTTTCGGGCAATATTGCCAAAGCGGCACAAGATCAAG